GTCTCCAAGGTCGGCCCGACCGCTCGCAAGGTCAGCGTCACGCTCACGCCTGATGGCGTCACGGCGTGCTGCGCCTAGTCGAAGGAGCCTGACTCATGGTGGCCATGTCGGCGATCTACACGCGGGTGGCAGCGCCAGCCGTGCGACCGCATCCGTTCGGGCTGTTCAGCGTCGTGCCGCCGCTCAGCCCTGCGGACGATCACTGGCAGGCCGGTATCACGTGGGAGTCGTGGGCGTGCCTCGACCCGAACACGACAACCGATCCGTGCATCAACGGCGGCTCGGCGGTCGCCAAGGAGTTTGAGCAGTGCGCCAACACGGACCAGATCAAGCCGATCACGGTCTACCTCGGCGTGCAGAACTCCGGTGGGAACCCCGATGTCGGCGAGCAGCAGGCGCAGAACGTTCTCGCTGACGCCGAGGAGTTCGCCGTCGAGCGATACCTGTTCGGCCAGCTCGCCACCGCCGTCACCGAGGCTGCTGCGTCGTCCGCGGTCGCAGCGCTCGGCAAGGTCGAGGACGCGCTGGGCAAGGGCTACCACGGGACCGGCGTCATTCACATGGCCCGTTCGCTCGCCATCGCTCTCGCCTCGCAGCTCGTGCGTGTCGGGCAGCGAGTCGAGACGGTGGTCGGTACGCCGGTCGCCATCGGTGCCGGTTACGACCCGACCGCGATCTACGGCACCGGGGCGTTGCAGATCATGCGTGGCCCCGCCTCGACGAGCACGGCATGGAACCTCTCGGTCAACGACCAACTCAGCCTGGCCGAGCGCACGTATGTCGTCGGTTGGGATTGCCTCGCAGTAGGCGCTTCCGTCACCCCGCTCACCTAAGGAGACACCCTCGTGGCAACGAAGAAGATCAAGTCGATCAAGGGCCGCACGATGCGGCTCACACGCCTCGACGAGTGCGGCAACGTCTCCACCGATGCGTGCGCCGTCATCGTCACGGACGGGTTCATCTCGGTCACGATCGCCAATGAGGTCGAGTCGGGCGAGGAGTACACGCAGAAGAATGCGTGGGGCGACTTCTGCATCGCCGAGAAGGACGGCGACCGCGTGAAGTGGGCGAACGTGACGATCGCCATGTGCGAGGTCGATCCCGAGATCCTCGACTTGATCGGTGGAGCGAACCCGGTCACGAACGCTGGCAACACGATCGGCGCGACGTTCGGTACCGAGCCGAACCCGAACTCGTTTGCGATCGAAGTGTGGACGAAGAAGGCAGGCGGCGATGCGTGCGCCGCTGGCACCGGCCTGGTCGAGTGGGGCTACTTCGTCGTGCCGTTCGTGAAGAACGGGATCATCGACGGCGACATCACGATCGAGAACGGGCCGCTGACCTTGTCGATGAAAGGCGAGGGCCAGGGCGCACCGTCGAGCTGGGGACTGGGACCTCACGGCGACTCGCCGATGAAGTCGGCGTTCCCTGCTGGCGACCTGTACGGGATCGTCGTCACCGACGTGCAACCTCCGAACACGACCGATGGTTGCGAGCCGATCGGTGGCGTGCGATCGAAGGCGAACCCGGGCGACACGTTCGCTCCCGATCCGCAGATCACCGCGAGCGATGCGACGAACGCTGCCCTGTTGACCGGCGAGGGTTTCATCGCCGTGCCGACTACGGCGTGGGCGGGCACCGAGCACATCACGATCGGCGGCTACTCGTTCTTCTGGTCGGGGACCGCGTGGAAGCCTGGCGATGCCAGCCGCTTGAACGCCAATCCCGGTCGCACGTACCCGGCTGACGTGCAGATCACCGCGAGCGACGTACCGAACGCCGCCAAGCTCACCGGGGAAGGTTTCGTCGCCGTGCCGCAGACGGCGTGGACGACCGGCCAGAAGATCACCATTGGCACGTTCGACTTCAACTGGACGGCCAGCGCATGGGCGGCGGGGGCGCACGCCTGATGGGTATCGCCGGGAACATCGCCAACGTCCTGCAACGTTCGTCCGAGGTCAAGGGCGCCAGTCAACCTGGCGACTCGTACACCGAGCCGACCGTCACGGCGCAGGACGCCACGAACGCCGCCAAGCTCGGCCCGCTCGGCTACGTCGCATCACCGACGAGTGCGTGGACGACGGGGCAACGGATCCGCGTGAGCGGCTTCTCGTTCTACTGGAACGGGACCGCATGGACAGCAGGGAGCGCGCCATGAGCGACGACAACGAAACCGAGGTCGAGGAATCGACGTACGTTGACCCGACCGCCGAAGTGTTTGAACGGGAAGCGGCGAACGCCGCCGAGGCCGACGAAGTCGAGGAGGTCGAGTACGTCGACCCGACCGCCGACGTGTTCGACTCGGCGACGGCACGCGCTGAGGACGCCGAGGTCGAGGGCGAGTCGCCGGTCGATTCACCGGAGTCGTTCTCGATCCCAGCGATCCAAGAATGGGTCGCCGATCATCCCGACGATGCGCAGGCCGTCCTCGACGCCGAAGAAGCACGAGGCAAGCAGGCCCGCACGTCGCTCGTGTCGTGGCTTGAGTCGCGGGTCGACTGACCGTCACCGCGTAGGCTCCCGCTGTGGCTTACGCGACCTTCGACTACCAGTACAACTCGGTCGGGGTCGAGCCGCCGACCGGCAACCAGATCAGGTCGAACTCGGCGGCCTTGTCGACCTCGACGCTGCTGTGGATTCGTGACAGCGAGAACTCTGGCCTTGACGCCTCCCCGATCTGGCATCACGTGCGGATCGACGACGAGATCGCAGTGCAGGACTTCGACGACTCGACCCGTGGCGTCACGTTCAAGGTTCGTGGCCTCCCAGTCGTCAAGGTCGACTACACCGAGGTCCCGGTAACGCCGACCGGGATCGGACCGGCCGGTGAGCCGCCAGCGCAGAAGGTGCGGATCATCCTGTTGCGTGAGGACGCCGAGCTGCCGCCCGGTGGCCTCCCCGGCGACGTGCGGGTCAAGACGAGCACCGACGACTACGCCGTGGCATGGGTGACGCCTGGCGGCAACGTGGTCCCGTCGCCGATGGTCGCCGGTTGCGAGGAGTGGCCGATCACGTGGGCGTGCGACACGGGAGACGCCGCGCCCGAGCTGCTGGTCGCTGCCGAGGACGCCGCACGGTCGATCCTGTGGGCGTACGGCGGTCGCAACATCGGTCGCTGCACGTACACGGAGGGCTACTACCCGCCGTGCGCTCAATGCCCTGGCGCGCCGTACAAGACCGCCAGCGGCCAGTGGCGCAACGGTGGCGGGGCGCACGACTGCTGCCGCATCCTGCTCGTGCGCCAACCGGTCGCTTCGATCGAAGCGGTCACCGTCTCGGGCGAGCTGCTCGACCCCGCCAGCTATGCGACGGACGGGGCCTGGCTGCGCCGTAACGGCGAGTGCTGGCCATGCGGCGACGATTGCTCCGAACCGCCGATGGTCGTCACGTACACGGCAGGCAGGCCGCTCCCAGCGTTCACCGCGTCAGCGATGGGCGAAGTGGCCTGCGAAGTCCTCTACGGCCTCCAAGGCGCAGCGTGCAAACTCCCGTCTCGAGCTGTCACCGTCACACGCCAAGGGGTCACGGTGCAGCTCGCCGCAGCCGACGACCTGGCGTCGAAGAACCGTCTCGGTTTGCCGATCGCTGATGCGTGGCTGGCGATCGTCAATCCCGGTGGCTTGCAGCAGGCGTCCCGCGTCTACTCGCCGGACCTCGCTCGACGAGGCTCGTAGTGGAGCAGACGGCGGCAACGGTCTGCGAGGCCGTCAGGGCGTACGTCGCCGAACGGTTGACGGCGTGCGGGTTCACGATCACGACCACGTACGTCGGTGCCGGGTTGATCGCATGGGACGACTGCTGCGGGATGCTCGTCGTCGTCCCTGAGCGCATCTACCGCTCGGCGGTGTGGCCGATCGAAGGACCGGACCCGCAGGGCTGCTACGAGGGCCTGGCGGCGATCCAGTTGACGGCGCTGTGGCTGGCGTGCATGCCGACCGTGGACGACCGTGGCAGGCCGCCATCGGTCGCAGCGATGTCGGTGGCGTACACCGACTTCTTGAACGCTGCGGCGGTCGTGTGGAACGCCCTCGCTGAGCTGCCGTGGGAGTGGGAGACGACCGGCCTCAACCAGACGTTCCTCGGAACCGAGGGCGGGTGCATCGGCGTCGAGTCGCGGCTCACGGTCGGGATCGACGAAGACCAATGGTGCGTGTCGAGCTGCCCGTGATGCGAGACTGGTCGCCATGACGTACACGGTGATGTCGAGAGAGGTCGTGTGGCCTGGCCAGGTCCCGACGAACTCGACCGGGTCGCCGCGCCCGCTGCTGCAACCGCATCGACCGTGGTACACGATCCACTACACGGGCGGCGGTCTGTGGCTCGACCCCGACGACTCGCCGACCGAGCTGCGTTCGATCCAGAGCTACGCCCAGTCGGCGGGCAAGCCGTGGGAATACAACTGGGTCATCGACGGGCAGGGCATCATCTGGGAGTACGCAGGCGACTACCAGGCCGCCCACTCTGGCGGCGAGAACGACAAGGCGATCGGCGTCCTGCTGCTCGTCGGCTTCAAAGGCCAGTATCCGAACGTCGAGTACTGGGAGCATCCGCCGACCGCGATGATCACCGCCGTGCGCCAGCTCCGTGCGGTCCTCGTCGAGCGCGGGATGCTCGCCACCGACCACTCGATGCTGCCCCACAAGAAGATGCCCGATGCGGCGACCGTGTGCCCCGGCGATGCCGTGATGGCGGCATGGTCGCTGCTCACCGCCCCGTGGGTGCTACCGCCCACCGACCCAGGAGATGACGATATGAGCGCAGCAACGCTGTGGCGACCGCAGGGCTACATCAACGTGTTCCTCATCGGCGAAGGACCGGCGATCAACGTGTCCGGCGAGACGTACGCTTCGCTGATGGCTCGTGGCATCCCGTACATCGACGGCGAGGACCACCCGCAGATGTTGAAGACCTGCCTGTTCCAAGCGGGCCTCACCGAAGCCGACTTGGTCGAGGGCGGAGCGCCGTGAGATGGACGGGCCGCCGCCAGTCGGCGACCCCGACCACGTTGGCCCGAAGATCACGCCGCGCTGGCTCGACGTGGTCCGCCAGATCATCATCTTCGTTCTCGGCGTCTGGTTGATCGTCTTCGCGGCGACGACCAACGGCCACGACATCCCGTTCATCGTCACCGGCCTCGTGCTGCTCGGGATGATCCCGGTGGAGCGAGCGTTGCGGCGGCGCGAATGATCGTGCGGCTCCTCGCCGCATGGATGGCGCTCTCGGCGCTGCTGGCCGTCCCGATCGCCAGGACCGTGAAGCGTCGAGCGAGGGTGCGAGACTAGGTCGCATGGCAACGGTCGAAGTCCGAGTCGTGCGCTACCCCGACGTGGTCGAGCACATCACGAACTCGCCGCAAGGCGACGTGATGCAAGACCTGCTGAAGCGCGGCAACCGGGTCCTCAACGCCGCACGCCGACTGTGCCCCGTCAACACGGGCCAGCTCCGAGCGTCGCTGTTCTGCGAGGCCGTGACGATGGACGGCGGGCCAGCCGTGCGCATCGGATCGAACCTCGACTATGCGACGTACGTCCACGAGGGTCACGGACCGATCGTCCCGGTGTCGGCGAAGATCCTGGCGTGGCCTGGCATCAACAACTCGGGCAAGGGGTCGAGGCGCTACCGGGGCGGGGCGACCTCCGGTTACGTGTTCGCCCACCGCACCAGGGCCGTCGCAGGGCGTCCGTTCCTGCTCGATGCGCTCGACGCCGCACGATAGGGGCCTACGTGCGCCCCTGCTGCGCAATCCCGCCACGGGTGGGCACTTGGGCCATCCGGCGCTGACGGGCCGTTAGATCGCAGCAGGGGCCTCGCCGCCCATGACAAAGTGTGCCCCGTGAACTTCAAGGTCGAGAAACCAGAACGCCTGATCATCACGGTCGTCACGATCCTCGCCCTGACCGTCCTGATGGTCACCGGGGTCGTGCCTGGCCACGGCGGCTTGGAGGCCCTGCTCTACTGCGCCGGATACACCGCTGGTGGCCAGTGGGGACCATCCGTGACGAGAACAAACGCCACGCCCGAACCCGACAACGCCGTTACCTCGCCGCCACCGAGGTCCGGCTAGGGTCGAGGCTATGGCTCGCTATGAGTTCGGCCGGTCGCTCGACGACCCCGACACCCTCGTCATCCAAGGCAGGGAGTACACGATGATGCCGATTGGCGTCCGCGTGATGCGCTCGGTCCTCACCAAGCGTCGAGCGCTCGTCGCCGACCTCGCCTCGACCGATGTCGAACGCCAGGCCGAAGCGAGCGACGAGATGCTGTCGCTGATGCTCGACCTGATCGTCTCGGCAGTGACCCCCGACCAGCGACCGGCGTTGCGTGAGCAGCTCGACGAGTCGGTCGGCGCACAGCTCATCGGCGAGATCGCCGGTGCCCTGCTCGGCAACCTGAGCGAGCTGAACCCTACTCAGCCGGGGTCGTCCTCCAATGGATCGACGCCAACTGGTCGTACTTCGACGGCTGGTGTGGCGCCCGCGGAGTCGACCCCGGCGAACTGACCACGGGGCGGGCCGTCAACCTGTACCTGTACGCCATCCGTGAGTGGGCCAACGAAGACCGTCTCGACGAGATCGAAGCGGCGCTGATGCCACCGAACCAGATGGACTCGCTACGCAACGTCCCGGTGTGGTGGAAGGACGACGAGGACGCCTGGTCATCGTTCGCCACGGCGACGAGGGTCTAGCCTGCTGCGGTGCCTGGTCAAACAATCGCAGAGGCGTTCGTTGCGATCAAACCGGACTTCGACTTCTCCCCGGTCGTCGCCGACGCCAACCGTGCTGGCGAGAAGGTCGAGAAGGAGTTCAAGGAAGCAGGCGACAAGTCCGAGGGCCACCTCAAGTCGCTCGGCGGCAAGATCGCCGGGATCGGGTCGCTGCTCGCCGGTGCCGGACTCGGCATCTTCCTCAAAGGGGCGACCGAGGACGCTGCGTCGGCGAACGCCGTCCTAGAAACGACCCGCCAGCTCGTCGAGACGACCGGAGGCGCAGCAGGCCGTAGCGCCGACCAGCTCGCCGACATGGCCTCGCAGATGTCGTTCAAGATCGGTGTCGACGACGACGACATTCTCGCTGCGTCGGACGTGATGCTGACGTTCAAGAACGTCTCGGGCGACACGTTCGATCAAGCG